TCCAATTTCTAGAACGTCGGCAAATTCCCGATACGGCGAAAACAAACGCTCGTATGATTCAATGTAGGAATGAGTTGATCCTTTGTCATTATGACCAGCATCGCTTCCGAAATGTCCAATGCGCGTAAATATGTTGGCTAGTGATTCCATGTAAGTTTGTATTCTTCAATGTCCTTTTGATGAACGGGAGTATGTGGATCGCGGAACATATCGTCACCACCAATCCGTTGCCAGAAATCATTGTCTAGTGGAAGATGTAGGAACACTTCATTCATCCTGCGAAACAGGTAAAGTGTAAACGCCCCGCTGGTATGGTTTGGAGTCCAGAATAAGCGCATGTTTTGCCAGTTGTTTCGGAAGTATTCAGCCATCTCTGGAAAACTGGTCTTAGCGCAGAGGTCACAGAACTTATCAACTGCCGCTAACCCACGCTCTTTCCAATCCTCTGGCACTTCACCGAACGCCGCAAAATCGTTGTAGAGAATGAAGTGATCGTGAAAGTTTGGAATACCAATGTCCGTGTTCGCGTTCATTCCGAACTGATAGATATTCTTTGCAGCGTCTCTCGACGTATTGAACATCCCGTAGTTTCCGTAGTGTTCGTGAATGAATATCTCGGTGTTGCCTATTACGCCAAGGATTCCGCTGTTAATTTCTAGAGCATCAATTGCCTTCTCTAAGTCCACCAGTTCGTCTGCTGCGTTCCAGTGCCAGTCAAACGGGTTGATATAGCGGATCGTAAAACTGTTTCCGCTTACTTCATTCCACGCTGCAAGATAGTTTAAGAACGCCATTGTCCGGCAGGAACCGACAATCAACACACAACGCGGTCCGCTGCCGGTCTGATAGAATCCATCCCGCAGTTGCGCCCGCTTGGTGTCAAAGGTGTAGATCATGGCAGGTTCTTCTTTAGCTCCCGCATCAGCTTCTCATCTAGCCGCCTATTATGATCTTGCTTTACGCGAAAGAAGAAATGCCCCTCGGCTTTTCTCAAGTCGGCAAAGTCTGTAAATGTAAACGGTTCACCAAGCCCGTAACACATGCACAACCACTTACCCTCAAACTGGTCGTCAATCGTAGCAAATACGCACCCTTGATTCATTGAAATACCAACTCCTTTGGCGCAGTCTGTTATGGCCTCGTCATCCATGAGTCCGTTCTTCCACCCGGCCCCAGCTTTGACCATTCGCTCCACAACATCACGCGATATGATGTATTGACCTCCTCCCCATAGAAATCCAACAGACGGATTGGCGGAATCGCCACCAGCCCATGCGCCTCGCAATACGTCCGTTTCTGGTAGCGTTTCGCAATGCTTGGCTAGATTGCCCTTATGGACGTAGCAGCTTGAGTTAGGTCGCGCCAAATACTTCCAATCCGGCAGTTCCAGCGCCCATCCCAACGCTTCCAAAGTGCGGGGGCTGATATTCTCCAAGGAATCTTCCATTGCCGAATATCGCACATTGTCACGGATAAGCTGATTGCTGCCGTGGGCGCAGTAGTAAAGCGTCTGCACATCAGGATGGGGGTCAGCATCCCACGTTGCCAGTGAGACATCCATCAGATCTCCCCACGGTTCGCGGCGGGAACTCAGCACAAGCACAAGCACATTGCTCATGCCAACGCCGCCTCCAGGTTCTTGCAAATTTCATCGTTGAGTCCGCCCCAAGAATACGACTGATGGACAAAGGGAACTCCCAGTTTCTCGTCGGTGTTCTGCCATTGCACCTTGCTGCGATGAAAATACCACAGCCACGCTCCGATGACATTCCACTCGCTGAACTCATGGCCCGGCTGCGCGATGATGTAGCTTTCCAGGCTCATTCCGTGTTTCTGCCAAAAGAAGTCGCGCAATCCTTGCAGCATCCATTTCTGGACGCTCAACGGATGCCTTCGCATAAACTCGTATTCTGGAAATACTCCGATGGCTTTTTCCACAACCTTCCTCCATGTCATCGTGTTTGGATCATTTAGACTGGAGTATGGTGTGTAGAGCCACGAATCAAACGCATTACGGGCCGAAATTGGCCGAGTGAATATGGTGTCACTGTCCATAAACAGAAACACCTCGGCGTCGGAAAAGCAGTCCGCGTGCAGCTTGGTTAGCTGCTGATGCATGTATCCATCGCATCCTTCATGGACATAGAAAACCTTTTCGACTGGTCCGGTTGGTGGCGTTTGCCCATTTGGAACCACCACAATTACGTTTCTGAATCCGGTAGCAAAACGCTGGATTGAACGAAGGCAGTATTTTAACCACTCGAAATCCTTTTCGTAGCTACGAATGAAGATGTCGCAGTTCACGGTTTTCTCCCTGCTCGCGCTTTTGCCATGCGATCTTTTGCGGCTTGAATCTGCGTTGGCGTGCGCTGCTTTTTCCCATCTGTAACCGGAGTTGTTACAGTTTGCGCTTTTAGCTTTTCCTGCAATTCAGCAATTTGACGAAGCATTGCAGCAACATCAACAGTTGCGGGGGCCGGGGTTGCACCGGCAATCTCCCCGCCGATGAGAACGGGGTGTGTTACACTTACACTACCCCGCGATTCGCGAAGACGTTCAATTAAGCTGCCATCCTTGTTTCGATGAAACAACACGGCACTCGGTTCAATGATGGAAAGAGAATTGGCGTCAGGAAAAACGGGAGGTCCGCTGTCGGGGTCGTCCCAAACACGATAGAATTTGTCGTGAATCAGTTCTGTATGATGCGTGAACGGCGTGATCTCTTCGGCTAGAAACACGTCCCACGGCATGTTTGAAAGCTCCCACAGGCGCGTAGTGTAGTCGCGAACCCTGCCAGGATATACTCCAACGCCGCTGTTGTGTGAGCGTGTTGGCGTAATTACGCGATCAAGCATAAAGGGCTTCTTGGCCTTAAGATACTCGTCCTCAATCTTGTCTAGCCAATCCGGTGTCAACGGAACGGCGTCTGGCTCCATCCAAAACCACGGTGCATTAAATTGATCTGCAACGGTTTTCAAACACTCATGCCACATGATATTGGCAATTGCCGGATAGTTTGTCTCCGAGTCGCTGATCTTGAATCCGCCAACGTGGTTGAAGTGGGGTTTAAGGATTTCGTGAATTGGGTCCGGTGTGGTGTCTTCGTGATACCCAAGCAAAAGATCATGTTTGTTAGTGCCGCCCAACTCTGCAATCCAGTTGGCAAGACGAACGGCTTTTGCTTTGTCTTTATGACAGAACGCAATGACAAGAATCATTGTCCAAACGCCTCCGCGATCATAGAGCTAAACGGTTTTGAATTGCCAGTGGTTGCCGCCTGTCCTCGTTGCGTCAGAGAAGGCGAACGCCCATGAATGGCTTTTAACTCCTTCTCCATTTCTGCCACCCTGGATTCCAGCGCAGCCTCACGCTCGCGGGTTTCCAGAAACAGTTCGCGATATACTGGCATGGACTTGGCCTCAATTACCGCTTCTACATCGGCATAAGGATTGTCCTGAATGTAGGCGCGTGCGCTTTCTACTACACCCCTTGACTTGGTGTTCCAATCCTCATGCCCATCTACTTGATTTAAGATTTCCAGCTTTGATCGCATCCGTTTGGTCATGTCATCAAATTGCAGGAACTTGGTTTTTACAAACTCGCCATGCTCGGACAGCTTATCCATGCGCTCGCGTTCAATGCGATATTCCAGAGCTTGCTTGGCATTAGCACGATCATACTCGGCGCGATCATGGATTTCATCCAGGTTATCCATGATGCGGCTAATGCGACCGCCATCAGGATCAATTCCCATTTCACGAAGCGCATTAGAACGAGCCTTGCCCCTCAAGTTAAGAGCAGAACTCATTTCGTCTGGATTGACTTCCATCTCATCCGCAAGTGCCTTGGCTTTACCAATTTCCTTTTGGCGCGGTTCAATGATGTCTCGTTTAAAGCTGTCTGTAAGTTCCAGATCAACGCGAGCAACACGCTCTTCGTAGTCAGCAATTCGTTTGTCGCGCTCAGAAAGGTGTTTTTCCAGTGTCTCAGGATCGCGGCCTTTGGATTTCCAATCTTCAATTTGCCGTTCTAGTTCCGCCCGCTTGGTGGATTCTTCTCGCGCTGTTTTCTTCAATGCCTCCCAGCCAGCTTTGCCTTTAGCATCCAGTTTTGGCGGCTCGGCAATTTCATCCGCAGCAGTTTTTTCTGGCAACGATTCTTCAACGGATCGGGTATCAGAGTCAGCCCTCTTGAACAAAGCGTCAGGAACTGACTTGGAGCTTTCTTTTGCAACCTTAACTGGTTCCTGTGATGTGCTTTCGGTTTCAACAGGCAAAGCGTTATCTCCGTTAAACGCGTTTTCTAGTGCCGCACTAAACGGACTTGATTTGGTTTCGGCTGGCGATGTTTCTGCAATGGTGGTACTCATATTGTTTTGGTATTAGATGGTTTCTGACTCGGAGAATTTGTCGTCTGGTTCAAAGTGTTTGTCTTGCTCTGTGGAAAGGGAAACCAGAAAAGCCCGCAGCCGTTCGTGTCCACGAATCTCAGCAGCAAGCACAGGTCCGCCATGTAGCACGTCTGCATCACTTCGCGCTGTAATAATTCGCGAAGGGCTTTCGTCGTCTATTGCTGATAGCAACGCCGAGAATACTGGTTTGCCTGCCAGTTTGCGCCAGTCAGCGCCCCATTCTTTAATGAAATCTGCTTTAGTCATTGCTCATCGGTTCTTCAATTACTTTGGTTTCTTCAATTTTTGGTTTTTGTTTCTCCATGTCCATCGCGGTATAAGCGCGACTCTCTGCTGTAGAACGATTGATGTCTGCCGCAGCCTTGGCATCAGCCAGAGCCTTGTCAAATTGCGCCTGTTGCAACTTCATCTGTTGCTCAAACTGTTGCTTCTGTTGACGAAGCGCCATCGTAGATTGTTCCTTCTGCGCTTTGATTTCCAGATTGCCCTGCACCTTTGCCATCTCCGGCGTCGGCTGATCGGGCGGCGGTGGCGCGTCTTCTTTCTGCTGTTCCAGCATGGCTTGAATCTCGTCCTTAAACGCAGCCAATTCATCAAGCGCGCCATTGAACGCTCTGTATTCTTTTTGGCGTGTGGGATTTGAAGCCAATCTTGCAAGATGCTCTTCCGCGTGTTTGCCTTTTGCTTCCAGACGGTCGTAACATTCTTCTGGTTCCTGCTCTCCGGCCTGACACATTTCCATGTCTTTCTGCATAGACGGAATGTGAACCTCCAAGTGGAGAACGTGATTCTGTCTTGGCGCTACTATGGCCTGTGCCTCTTCGCCCAACATGGAGAAACCATTGTCCTCCTGAGCCGCCAATGCGGAATCGTTTGTAGCGTCTCGCCCAGTTGTAATGCTGGGAATGATTGAGTCCACACTGTGGTAGCTTGTCATCACGGAAACAAACTGGCGTTTGATTTCGTTTTGTCCAATCTCATCAAAGCGGTCGATGTTTGCCATCAACTGATTCACAATTTCAATCCGCATAGCTGCGCTTCCTAGTCCCAACGAACGATTAGCGCGGATGTTCGTAACAGCCTGCAATGCTTCGCGCTCAACCCCAAGTTTGTCGCAGAGCATATAGCATCGCTCTTGAAACTTTAATGCTTCTTTTGCGCCTGGATGATACGACTTCAAATTAGGATTTGTCGCCCTGCGCCACATTTCCGAATACTGCCGGTCTTTGCACCGCATGTAACGGTTATACAAACCTTTGGAAATCTTTGCACGTTCGGCAGCGCGAATCATTGCGCCCTTGGCAGTTTCCTCCACCGTAGGAGCGCTCAAATCTTGCTGGCTAGATGCTGCCGTGTTCTGGATTAGCGTTTGCGTAAACGCAGCAGAAACCTGTAGTGCAGGGTTGATCCCCTGACTCATGTTCAACTGGAGCGGATTGATCCCGTTGGGGATGAAGTTGCCACCACCCCATTTGACCATTTTAAAGTCTTCCAGCTTGGCGTTTGTGGTCGGTTGCCACATCGGCTTAATGCCCGTCACCACAAGATCGGCAATGCTGTTGTCGATCTGGTTAAGCAACGCGCAGAATGGGTAGATGTCCGTGCCAAGCCCCTTAATAGAATGATACGTTCCGTCTGCCCCAATGTCGTAAGGGAACAAGCAAAGGCACTGATCCCACCCCTCATACTTGCTTTCGCTGTCAAAAAGAAACGCATAATCTGCCACCCCATCTTTTGCAGGAGCAATCTTTTGAGAAATTGTTCCGTCCATTTCCTCAACAAACAACGTGTAAAGCGAGATTCGCTTGGTCTGCGTTTGGGTCACGTAGATGTCGCCATTCTTAAACGCCTGATTCCACCTCTGCCAATCGCGATTCCAGCCGTAGGCATCGCTGTTGTTGTTGGCGCTGTCCATGATGACAGATTTTACTGCCGCAACATTCCAGCCCGCTGCCGTTGCTGCCTTCTCGTTTTCAATCTTGCGCCAAAGCTGTCCTGCGCTCATTGGCGTAAAGACCATTGCCATCTCGCAATTGTCCAAGGAAATCTCGGTGCCGTCTGGGAAGTAGATGTTTCCAGCCAGAATTGCTTTTGGTCGCCAATCCAAGGAATCCTCCCATGCCAAGATACCAGGGCCATGCAGGAGCATCTGCAAGTCGCAAAGCTGGCTCATGTCATCAAACCCGCGCCAGTTGAAGACCATGCTGTGGAAATACTCAGCAAATCCACGCATCAATTCTGCGTCCTGCGCCGAGTCGGCATATTCCAAATCGCCGTCAATGCACAAAGGAACCTCGCACACCATGTCAAAGAACGGCGTCCATGCGTTCATAATGTTCCCGCGATGCCGCTTAAAGTTTAGATTGGAGTCGTTGCCGCGACCGGCCCGAACAAGATCATTCTGCGCCTTTGGCGCGTTGCCGTCAAATGCGCCTTGAACCTTAGCCCGACGAGCAGCCCGCAGCCTGTCGTCGTTGACAAATCGCTGACAGATTTTTAACGCATGTTTTGGGTCCGAGACGCGAGATTTTACCACCTCACCCGACTCGGTCAGGTCAGCAAGTTTTCCGTCTGGAGTCTCTTGGTTATACATCTGTAGGTGGTTTTTACGTTATTTACGTAAATAGTCAATTTGTTTCTGAGTCCAACGCCTCAATTTCTTGTTTTTTCCAACATTTTTGTGGGAAAAGCACCATCATTTCTGGTGTAACACCACGTTTCAGATGTTCAATTGGCACCCAGACCTGTGCTTTGTTGCTGCATTTGCACACCGAACAGGCGTGGAGGTCTAAATCTATGGATGTTCCTTCACCGCCAACAACAGAAACAATCAGTTCCGCAAGCTCTGTGCAGTCGCCGCCACATGGCCTAGAGTATTTAGCGTTTCGGCTGCACAGAAAACAGATGGCAGCACGTCGCTCGGCTTCGGCCCGATCCACAGTTTGGCGTCCACCAGCAATGAATGACGCCATAACTTTTGTGCCGTTCCATATATCGCGCCAGTCTAAATCAACTCCGTCAACCGAAATACCGTCACCAGAACAAAAACGGCGGGCGGTCTTTGCTCCAAGCTGCTCGCAGATGTATTGCTCGATTTCTAGTTCGTCAATTGGCGGGAAACCGTTGGCGGTGCAGTAGTCACGAACCTGCCCAAGCAATAGGGAGTATGTGCCACTGTTGAAATTGTGGCCGGTAGCTGGGTGTTTAAACGGGTATCCCCCAGGAGGCACCATTGTTTTGTTGGTTAGCGTCATCTCGTTCATATTGCAAAAGCTGAATTTGAATCTTCGTAGTCTGATTCGTTTCCTTCCATGTTCATTTTCTCAGCAGCCGCGTTCCAAGCGGTTGAATCTATCACCACATTGTCCGCTACGCTTGCTGGCATAATTCCCTTCTTGCGAAGCACAAAGGCAGCAATGCAGGCTGCATCTGCCAAATCGGGACTGCGGGACTTGAGCTTCTTCATCTCGCTCTTAGGCAGCACATGGGTCTTGTTGTTCTTACGGACGTAATCGCGGGAAGTCAACTCGCGTATTGTGTCGGCGTCGGTAAGCCCTCTCACCTGTCCGCCTTCAATAAATCGACGCATTGAATACCAGATTTCTGTCACTTTGTTTCCGTAAAGCTCATGCCACGTTGTTGGTCGGTCTGCGGATACCGCCGTCTTTTCCGCTGCACCACCGAACTCCACGGGAATAATGTCGCGTGACCAGCTTCCAGACATAATGCCAAACGGACCGGCACCCTCGCCTGTTACGTCACACGCCAAGTTGTGAGGCAGGATTGGATGCGACTTGCCGTCAATCTTGTAGTTACGGCATGTCTCTTCTACAGCAGCAGCAATGCCGTAGTGGATGAAGCGTTTGTCCTGCGTCATGTCGATGTTCACAATGACCGGAGCTTGAAACTCAATGCCTTTAACGCCGCTGGCAAACTCGCCAAACTTGAACGGATAAAGCACGCGCCTGTCGCCGCCCTCAAACGCTACGTCAAAGCCAGCGCCCATCTCCCAGCGAGCCTTCCACACAGCTTTGTCAGCGGTATTGAATTGTGATAGCAAGAACGCATCCATGACCGTTGTGGACAATCCAGACGGTGCCCAAAAGCCTCGGCACTCGCGCCAATAGTCAGGGGTGTTCTCGCCACCAAAGAAGCGCGCATCCTTTTCCAGCTTCTTGCGTCCGATGTAAAAGTGATACTTGGCCGGATTATCCAATGATGGCGATTTGTGCCCATCCAAATGCACGCAACAACCGCCCAGCTTGGTCAGCCAGAACTCGTCATTAACCGTAACACTGTTCCAGCCGTCCACCGGCTCACAATAAATACCATGCTGGTCAGAATAGTCAGTGGCGTTGCCTAGCCCAATAAATTGAAACTCCATTGTGCCGGAATCCAAGTTGCGACACGCCTTGGCAATAGCCTCGGGCATAGCCGTCATCTCATCCGTCACAACAAACACGCGACGATTGTGAATACCCTTGATACGCCCAACCGCGTTGTCCACAGAACCTCCTTGATCGACTGCACGCCCAAAGATTGCGCTTTTCGTATCCTCACCGCTCCACCGAATAATGGTGTCGGATGGCACAATTTGTAGCCAGCCAATCGTGGGGTCGGACAATGGCTGTTTACACTTCTGTATCCAGTCCACCAGTTCGCTCCAAATACGCTGCTTAAGCGCAGTGACGCTAGTTGAGGTCAACATGCAGGTTGTATGCTCGCGGGCGCATAGCCAGTTGCAAAGAATCCACAACGCGGCCCTAGAACTTTTGCCAGTGTTGTGATGAATGGCACCCTCCGCAAAATAGTGGTGCTGCTCCGGCACTGTCAGATCGTAATAAATTCTGCTTCCAACACCCGTTATCGCTTGCACCAGTCTCCGCTGCACCGTATAGTCAGCCCATGAATGAAATTCCTGCTCCTCGACATGGCCCGCTTGGTGCCTGTGAAAAGAATCGCACTCTTGTTTTTGAGATGAACGCAAAAGGTTGTTCTCTGAACCAGATTGGCAAGACGATTGGGACAACACACACTCGTGTATCTCTATTTCTTCGCAGGAATGGAGAGACAAGGACTTTTCCAACTGCGTGGAAGGGTGAGCGGTGCTCCACATGGAATGGTGGCCGCGTGATTGATGAGGATGGCTACGTTCTGCTTTACATTCCGGGTCATCCGATGGCGACAAGGATGAGGAAGAGATATGTTCTTGAGCACCGATTGGTAATGTCAAATCACATTGGCCGACCGCTTTTGAAAACAGAGGTGGTTCATCACCGGAACAAAAAGAAGGACGATAATCGGATTGAGAATCTTGAGCTTTACTCAAGCAATGGCGCGCATCTTCGTTCTGAACTAAAGGGGCAATGCCCAAAGTGGTCTGAGGATGGGAAAGCGCGTATCCTGTCAGCGTTGAACCGACGGAAAGCTCGGAAACAAACCTGTATCCATCCGGCGTAAGAACTCGATGATTTGCCGTGGCGGTAAATTTTGATCCGTCATCCAATAGAACCTCAAATAGTTCTGCCGTTCCTTTTATGAACGGAACGTCCGCCAGAATCGGACCTCCAAGTGTCATTACCCACGACGGCTTTTTGCTTTTGTAACGTTGTTCGACGGTAGGGGATTCCCCGGTAGTTGGATCAAGTATCCGTGTGTTGGCGTCAATACATCCCGCCGCTCCTGTAGCTGTTAATTGCTCCCACCACGGATAATCGGATTCAATCTTTTCGCCAGTAGTTCGCTCAACAGTTTCTTTCGCACCGCACAACGCGCCAAAGAACAGGTCGCTCCACCTGTCCCACATAAATAACGGTTCCGGCCAAAGCTCAGTAACAAGACGCTTAAACCATTTCAGTTTTTCCTCGCCTTTACCAAGTCCAAACTTAGTCAAACACAGATGCCACGGTTCGTAACCGGAAGGCAGCGCAAAGTTGTCGTAACTAATGCGCGGCGCGGGCTTGGCTTTAGCTGTCATAGGCCAAGACGCATCCCTTGAGTTCTACGTTTGTATTGCGGTTTAAGATTGCGTTCAAAAAAATCAGCGTTTTCATCTTCCGTTGCCTTCACTTCTTTCTTTTCTATCTCACGCGCAGTTTTTAAACTTTGCCGTTCATCTTGATATGCAGTAGGCACGGTCATTAGTCCAATAGCATTGGCTGTCTTACGATAGCTTTGATCTACTGCTTCAATGCGTGCAACATCAGTAACGGAAAGATTCTTTTTTGCCCATACCATAAACTCAATACGGCGCTCGTTTCCTGCAATGCCGCCAACTTTAACTGGTTGGTTTTGTGCAACGCTAGCTTGAAGGGAGCGCAATTTTTCTTTTTTCTCTGCGATAGAAGGGAACTCACTAAGGTAATCAGTAACCGTCTTGCGGGCGTCTACCTCATTGCCTGTCATCAATGAATCCATCAAGTCTCTACGCATTGGAGTAGTTTCGCTTTTGGCTGTTCTGCCAGCGGACGTAGCTCGACCTAGCGGTAGTCCTGCTTCTGCGGCGTAGCGTTTAGATGCGGCCCGAATAAAAGACGCATCATCACGGCGTGACTTTAGTTGTGCGGACTCCCATTCCATTCCTGCGTTTTGGCTTTGTTCTTTCACAAAAGCATCGCCATAGCGATACATGGAAACAGAACTTTTTAGGAAATCGCCAACATCTTCTGGCGTTAATTTGCCCTGTTCCCATCCTGATTGAATCAATCCGCCTACATTGGTAGCCAGCGACACTCCAGGAGGAGAAAGGGGGTTACGCATCTTGGTCTGCTCACTAACATCCTTTACGCTTTGAATGGGTGTGCCGAAGATGCCCAGCATCCCCATTGTCAGCATGTCGTTGATTACCCTGATTGCGATGAGCACCAGTCCGTCCCTTGTGCTCTCGTTCATTTCGTTGGCTATTTCCTTTAGCGTGGCATCCCGGCGCTCGATTCCAAACGCCTTATCCTTGAGGAAGCTGATTGCTTCACCGCCGAGTGCCGAGCCGAGCAGGAAATAAAGCAGCGGAAGCACGTTAAAGACGCGCTTCGTGACGGTCCTGCCGTTGACCTTCACCGTGACGCGCGTTCCTACGAAGGCCGGTTTGATGACGTTCCGCATAACATTGCGGTGAAACATTGTGGAGAACTTGGTGAACTGGAGCAAGAACCGGCCAAGCGGCGTGTCGGTCCACCACGGCACCTGATTGTAGGCGTAGCCGCCTTGCGTGTCGCGGATGGTGCCGCGCAGGAAGGTGTCGGTGGCGTCTCCGGTGCCATTCTCGCGGACGATGGCGGTGGTGTCGTATCCGTTGCGCTCAAGGAACGCCGTGAACTGCATCGCGGCGCGGCTGTCGTGCGCGCGGCGGTGCGCCGCCAGCCCGTCGTGCAGAAAAGCAAGTGCCGTTAGGTAGCTGTCCACGCGGGTCAAGTTTTCCACCACACCGTATCCGCTGATCGTCATGGCCCCATTGACAAAGTTCTTGAGCGCATCCAGCCCTGGAACATCATCCCGATAAAGCAGCCGCACCATGTCGCGTTTTAACACGCCCAGTGCGAAAGCGTCAAGATTGTTCTTTTTGCTGAACATTGCCAGCGGGTTGCGGGCAAAGTTTGCCGACAGTCCATAGGTGAAGGTGTTCATAACCTTGCTGGAAAGTGCGTTGATGCCGATGGTGACGGGATTGGTCAGAAAAAGACCAGAGGCAAGCAGGCGCGGGGCGTCGAGCAGATACTTCGCAGCGGTGCCGACATTGCGCTCATTGTAGGCGCGGGAAGCAACGGAGTTAATGAAAGATTGCGTTGGTGCAAAAGTTGTTAGCTTTAAGGCTTCATCAAACTGGTTGGTGTCATTCGGCCTGATCTTTTGACCGAACGCCTCAATTTTAGAAACAATGTCGCTCCACTTTACCGCCCAATTCTCAAATCCTTCTAGGCTTGTGTCATACCACTTAGCTGGCATACGTTCTTTAGCACGGCCTTTGTAAAGACTTCCAAGAAAATCACTTTCAGCGTCATTGCTGCTGCCGCCCTTTAAAAATTGCTCCGCCTCGGCAGGTGTTGCGATGTTGCCATTGGCAATAAGATCAGCAACCATTTCCTGCCACATAACTGGATCACTCAACGGATCGCGCAGCACAGCATCGTAATTTCCCTTAAGAATACGCGGCCAAAACTTGTCGCCCATGTTGACCAGACTGCGGATACCTCCTGTGGCGACAACCTCCACACCGACGCGGCCATTTGGCTGGATAAGCGTGGTGCTGACCCTGCCGGTGTATTTGGCAATTTCACCAATGGTTTTAATGAGGTCGGTAGCAGCAGGCGATGCGCCAGACAAAATGTTTGCAGCTTCCGCAGTCCTGCCGTCCTCACGCGCTGCAATGTAATCGCTCAGTGTAGCTTTGGCTTCTTTCTGCGCGGCACTGATGGTTCTCGACTCCCATGCTTCAAGTTTACCAGTTGTGTCGCCAAGCCGTTTATCGGCCAGATCGACCTGTTTGTTAATAGCCTTGCCAAGAAACTTGAACAACGGCTTTTTTAGAAACACGTCGGCACTGCCTTCGTAAAAACCCTGCGTAGTCATGAACCGCTCCTCCTGCGGGAGTGCGTCGGGTTGGCTTCCGCGACGACGACGCCCAGCGCCAAAGATTGCCCCGCTTTCGCGAAACTCCGGCTTAATGTCTTGCATTGTAAGCGACCTCCAAATCCTGTTAAGAATAGGCGCAATTTTCTCACCAAGTTTTTTCAACATCTTTGCTGCCCAACGAGCAAAGTCTACGCCCGATTTATAAAGCTTACTTGCAGCAGAAAAAATCTCATCCATGCTGATTCCGCCAAAGGAACGGAAACCTTCTGGCGGAAACTCCTCATCAAACATATTTCGCTGGTCTTTTTCTTGCTTTGCCGAAGCCTCTGCACTTGTTGCCTCACCAACCTTTGCTGCTGGCGCGGTTACTTCCGGCGCAGCAGCCTGCGCTGCGGGTGCCTGTGCTGCGGGTGTTGCAGGAGCGGGCGATGTCGCTGGAGCTGGCGGCACGTAAAGCTCGCCCTGTTTAGTCCAGCCTTCGGGCAACTTAATGCCGTAAGTGTCTACGGCGGATGCGGAGATGGGTATATCAGATGCAATTTCTTCCTGGATATTAAATAGCTCGGATTCAAACGAGCGAATGCCTTTCTTGAGTTCACTCAACTCGTTTCGACCTTTTTCAGTCAGCCTGCCTTTCTTAGCCTTGGCTTTCTCTACATACCCGGCATCAATCAAAATTTTCTGAGTTATTTCGTCCGGCCCAAGTCCACCCATTTTTGGTGGAGGCTGTGTAACATTGTCAAGAACTGCGATAAGCTTTTTCGATGGCTCAAGATCAGCAGGAGACATTTCAGATGTCTTCTTTTTATTTAGCGTTCTAACTGCCGAATCAAACTCCTCCGGCGTCATCTGTTCCACCGGCTTGCCAGCGACCGGCGCGGGTGACTGCGGAGCGGGTGCTGCTGGCACGGGTGTAGCTACTTCCGACGCAGCCGCCTGCGCTGCGGGTGCTTGTGCTACGGGTGCTGCGGGGGTTGCTATTTGCTTTTTTGCCGCATCGATGTAACGCTTTGCAATTTTAGATTTGCCGTGAAGCAGACCCGCAAACTCGGTGATCGCATCTTCCTCAGTAAGCGAATCCCAAGATGTTTCGTCCGATACGCCAACGTCGCGAACAAATGCTTTTAAGGCAGCTTTAAACACTGGCTTACCGACCTTTTCTTGTGCGGCTTGAATGCTCTCGACGTTACTGAAGTAATCTTCGGTAGGATTTTTGCCTATATCCTTCCAGTTCCGAAGTTCGGTCATGACTTCGTTCATCAATGGAGTCGGCGCGGGTGATTGCGGAGCAGGTGCTGCTGGCACGGGTGTAGCTACTTCCGACGCAGCCGCCGCTGCCGGTGCGGGTTCAACAACCGGCGCAACGGCAAGAGGTGGTGTGGCAAGAGGAGCAACAATGGTCGGCTTTACAGCAAGAGTCGCAGTTGTAACCGGTAAAGTAACGACCGTGCCCGCCAGTGCCGCCGTGGTTTTTGGGGTTTGCGTTACCGGAACTGTGGGTTCCGGCGCAACGACGGGCGAACCGCCGCGAGGAACGTTTGGAACTCCTCCGGGTCTTCCTTGCTGGCTTCCAGGGACTCCAGCAACAGGTGGTGGGCTTGCGCTTGCCGCTGCCGCTGCGCTTGCTTTTGGTGCGGCTTTAGCTGATGCGGCAGACTGTTGTTCGACGACGAATTTTGCATGTTCTGCATTACTGCTACCACGGAGAACGGAAGTTGCAAACCACGTCGCGGCGTCACCTGTTCCTTCGGTGCGACCGGCCCTTCCCTCCAGCCCGGATGCCGTAACCTTTGATTTCATCCACGCCGCAAACCATCTTGCCCTTCCCTGTGCGTTTGCTGTTTTCCACGCCTCGCCACCAGCGGCAGCATCGCCGCTCGTAAATGCGGTGTCCATAAAATCGTTAAACTCCTGTTGCGAGTTGAACCGGCGTGGCGCGGTCCTTGGTTGCGGTGGAGGTGCGCCTTGTTGAGGAGGGGGCGCTCCTTGTTGAGGGGGAGGTGCTGCGCCTCCAGTTGGAGGTGGCGCTCCACCACCGGGTCCGCTCGCTGGTTGCTGCGGCTGGGCAGGGTTACGTTGTGTGCGCGCTGCTCCAGCACCGCTCATTGGCATTTGCTCGCCAGTCTTGGGATTGCGGAATGTTGCCTGTTCAGCATCAAAAACAAAGCTGTTTGGGTTTTCCGCCATCTTTCGGTTGATGGTGTTAAACATCTCGCTCTCGGCGGGCGATAGTTTTTGTCCGGCCATGCCGCGCTGATGGATGGATGCCGCTTCTGCTGCGTTAAACTTGGTAAACTTCACGCCAAGGTTACCAAGCATAATTGCCAGCACCGTGTTTGCTACAATAGATTTTGGGTCAAGTAAATCAGCTTGAGGCCCATGGCCTAAATCAAGGGCAGCATTTTTCCAACGATCTATAGCGCCCATAATTGGCGCTGAAGCTGCGCCAATGCCTCCACTAACCGCTACATAAGTTGCTGCTTGTTTTAACGCTTCTTTCCTACCTAGATTTTCTGCAACAAGCGCAAACCGCTTTACTCCTTTAGCTAAGCCAGCAATTCCAGGAATTACAAATGACAAAAGTTCTCCAGCGGTGGTGTAATTTGGATTTAATTTGGAAGCAGCCATTGCGCTTTCAAAATTAGACTGCACCAATTCATCGTATCCAGCAGCAGCAATTGTTCCGCCAATTGCACCGCCTACTAAACCTGTAACAATTGGAGCAACAACAGTTTCACCAACTACTGGAATAAGAGCCGTTCCAAAAGACGCAACTTTTGCACCTCCTATTGCTCCAGCCGTAAATGCTGCTCCTCTTCCTAAACCTACTCCAACAGCTTTTAATTTTTGATTGCCACCAGCAAGACGTTGTTCTTCAGATTGCATTCGCATTTGATCTTGAATCTCAAATGCGCTTCTGAGTTGTTCTTTGTCAGCCTTATCAATTACGCCATCGCGATACGCCTGCACTAAAGCATCCCCTGGACGCATTGGATCAGTAACAAAATCATTTACTAACTGTTTGTAGAGTTTGTCACCACGCTCAAACTTAACCTCACTGGCAATCTTTTTTTGCTCATCATCGGCAAAGCGTTGTAGCGCGTCTTCGTTATCCTGTGACCATGCTGTTTTTTCGTATCCATAACGCGAAACATTGTCGCGCCATGCCTCTACAGCGTGTGACCTGTCCTCATCACCAACGTCTTTAAGGGCGACTTGAAGGTCATCCCAAATTGGAGGTTGTTGCGGTGGAGGCGGCACTTGCCCAATTGGTTGCGGCATAACATCCGCTGCAATTGGTTCTGGCAATGAATCAGCCCGAGTTGGCTGATCTATTGCGCTGCCAGTAAAATCAGGTGCAAGCGGCATAAGTTATCCTTCCGGTGTTCCGTCAACGTATTTAATTTTTTTTGGTTTTGGTTTAATACCAAATTGCTCAAGAAAAGCCTCTCCAGTTGGTGGAGTAACGGTCCTTTCGTATTGTTCTACTTTTTCTGGCGATCCAGTTACCGATGTTTTTTTTGTAGGCTCTAAGGTTTTAGGATCAATGTCGGATGTTCTAGTAACAGTTATTTTTGGGCGTCCTTCCGCTTTTTCTTTGCGTTGTTCAGTATCAATTAAGGCTTCCTTATCGCGTTTCTCTTTGGCAATTAGAGTTGCTGTTTCTCTGCGCGACTTTGCAATTGGAACATGATAGTTAGCCCATTCCTGTACAGCTTTGCTTTCAAACGCATCTGGATAGCCTGCCATCATACTCTGATATTGGGTGTCAAAAGAAGGTCTGTTTGGGTCCATTCCTTGGGCATCATTTAAAAATCCATTGGCGTCACTTATTACTTTTAATTCACGCTTTGCTTTAGTTAGTTCATTATTTTCTGCCAGTTTTGCTTTTTCTTCAGCAATTTGAATCCGAATCTGGTCAATTCCAGCACGTTGCTCTGCTAGTCCAAGGCGTGACTTTGCTATTTCTGCATTTGCACCTGCGGCTTCTGCCCGTTGTTTTAACGTAGCCTCGTTAAATGCAGCACGCTGATCTAACGCACGTACTTTGGCTCGTTCGCTTGGCGCATAATCACGCGAAAGATTCCTTTCGTATGATTGCTGCGAACTTGGTTCCTGCTCTGCATTTTGATCAAAAGGTGATTTCATTAGTCGTAGTTTCCGTAAGATGAGTTGCGGGCTCCTCCAATTCCTCTTGCGAAGCGACGATCCTCCTCGGTGCTTTTGGGGTTCATTCTGATTGCACGCCGAGCCGCTACGCGTTCCGATGCTCCTGGAGCCGTTGGCGTAGGTCTTTGAGAAAGCGTTCCGCTTCCCATTGGTCGTGAAAAACTTTCGTAGGTTCTACCACCTCCTGGCCGATCATTCAGCATTGTCCCATACGGGTCTTTCCTAGCAATTGGAGACTCAAGTGCGCCACTCTGCCACGCATTTTTAGGTGCCTCAGCAATAGGGCGAACCGCACCGGCCCGCTCCATATCCATAACATCGCCTTGCGACGGTCCGGTTCCAATGGAAGTATCAGGCGCTCCAAATACACCGCGCTGTGCGTAAATAGCTGTGTTTTGCGCTTGCGCGCCGCCGCCGTAACGGCGTGCAATATCTACTGATGTTTGCTGGTTTGGAGTTTGATATCCGTTGCTTGTTTTTACTTGCGTCAATGGGCGTCCATCGGGCGCATTAGTTGGAATAGTCGATGCAGTTGCATCTCCAGCAGTTGGCACATTCTCGACTGTACGCATCTTCCGAGAGTTTTCCATATACCTTTCTATTGGAATCTTTGATTGACCAAATTCATTTTTACCCCACCGCGCCACTTCTGTAGCGTCGTAGTTTGAAGGCAGCATTGGGCGAACCATTTGGGTCTCTCGCGGAAACCTTCCGGCTGTTCCTTGGCGAATTGCCGCCATCTGTTTTTCGTCTTCCGTTTGAAAGTATCTTGGTGCTGCCATAATTTATACTAAGTTTGATACTGCGCTCATGCTAAGACCGGGATCAATTTGAAGAACGCCGTATTCGTTTCCTTGGTTGAATTGCCCCATGCTATCATCCAACGCTTGAAACGCTTTGGCCCACAACACATCCGCGTTGTCGGCCTGCTCATCCACAGCGTTGTAGGCGCGGATGCCCATCTCTAAAGCCGGGTAGCAATCTGGCGTCACAATTGTGCTGTCAGCCGTCGCCCACACGTAGCGTTTGCGGGCAAATCCCCTGTATTCATAGGTATCAAGCGTTGCAATTTCGCCAGTCAATTGATACTTCCGAAGCCCACCAACGTCGCCCATGTCGAAGGCAACCACGCCGCAAACGTCTGTTGGATCGAAGTATCCCGGCCCACCCGTTTGCCAACGATATTGCATTGACTTGATGTCCACCTTTGTCCAGCAACCGATATCTGGTGGCGTAAAATCCTCGGATGCCGTCAATGCGTCTAGACGCAAATACGAAGCGTCCAATGTAATTACGCCGCTGGATGAGGTCAAAGTCGCTTCGGTGTGCAGCCCCGGCCACGTTCCTTTTAGCCAGAATTGTTCAAGCACCTCGTTGATGCGTTGAAGCTGCTGGACATTGCTCATCTGTCCATTCTGCGTCAGGAAGAGGTTAAACCTAGACCCTGTGAGACGTGAAACTGCATTGGCAATAGTGAAGGACACCCCTCTTTTGTATTTGCTTTTTTACGAAGATCAAGTAAAAATTCCGCTCATGGCACTTCTTGGCAAGCTCACGTATATTAAGTCCTACGACGCCGACAACCGCGCCTACCCGATTCTCGGCATCCTGTGCGACCCGCGTGCCCCCGGCTACGCCGTTCCAGCCGACCTAGCGCCGCATCCCGACGACGTAAATTGGCCGAATCACGTCTTTCATGGCGCTGCTCCCGCAGAAAACGATGGGCGCGTCATGTGGTCCTACTCGATTTTTCCCGGCCCGTGGGTCACGAGCACCCGGATTGATCGTGACAGCAAAATCATTACGGTTAAACGCCGAAGAAATATCAAAGCCGACATTGCCAGTTCTGAAACGGTGGATTCAGGCGTGTTGATTCGCAACTTTTACGAGCAGGAAAACGACGACCTTATTGCCACGGAAATCAACGAAACCCGAGATTTGCCGGGAACAGCATGGATACGCGCCGAAGTGGATGGAGAGACTGGCAGCGAGGTTTTGGTCACGATGCAAATAATTGCTAAACCAACGCTGCCATTCACTCAAGTTGCTGGAAGCGAGATTACTTACCAGCCGATTTCAGCCGTTCACGGCACCAAGATCACTACTTCGATGACCGGCTTTGCTTCCGTTACGGTAGTGGATTATCCAACTGGCAACATGAGTTCGCCACCGCTGATTACAGATGCTACGCTTACTTCAATGTCATCCAGAGACGGAACTCCGGCTGTCAACATCATATGGACAAAGCGTGCCGCTAAAACTCGCGAAGTCAAAATGACGCGGACTAAAGTTTACGGAACGCAAGCAAACATGTTGACGGCGCAGGCTTTGCTGACAATCGAAAACCCAGGAGTCATTGACATAATTCGTGACGCGTTTTTTATTCCAGCTATACGCGAAAGCAACGTGCTGGCAAATGCGAAGACACTTGGGTTTACTACTGGTACAGAAAATCCTAAATATCCTTTTACTGTAGAATCTGTTTCGTGGACAGATACTACTCCAACAGCTAGCGCGTATCCTGGAAGAAACGTAATTATTTCTGCAAATGTTGAATACTGGAAATACAATCTTTGGCGGTTGACCAAAATTGAAGCTACGACGTTCTAATGGAAGAACTCGACTCTACGTTAAACCAAATTCGGCGGGTTGTTCCTGCCGGACTTCCAGAACCCAATTATGGTGGTTCTTCCGATTATTCTGGAAACAAACCAGATTATTCGCTCAATATACCAGAGGAATTAAAACTTCATCCTTTTGAGGTTTATGGTGCTGGATTTACGTCAGACGCACTAACCTCTATTTTTGCTTATGTGCGGCGTGGATGGATATTTTTGGACGAAGGCAACCTGACGCTGACCGCAGCTATTACCGGAATTGATAGCAAGATGACTCTAACAAGCGGTAACTGGGTTTGGCTTGAGATGACATTTAACTTTGCTGGAACAATTACCGCAGGCCCAATCCTTAAATATGGCGCAAGTTGGGGAAACTCAATGTATACCAATACTGCTGGTGTAAGCAACATTTGGAGGCAACCCATTGCTTATGTGAGAACAGTGTTTACTGGCAAAAGCACGGTTAATTCAATGCCATATGCGCCGTTCCCCGATCAAGGGGATTTTCCAGACTTGAAGCCGAGTCTTCGTATTGACCAGCTTACCAACACCCATTTGCAAAAGGCTCGCAAAATGGATTCTACTGGTGCGCTTATTTGGGGTCTTGTTCCAAACTGGGCATGGACAGCAGGCACCGGACCTACGGGTGCTACTGGAGCAACAGGAGCTACGGGGGCCACGGGCGCTACTGGAGCAACAGGTGCTACGGGCGCTACTGGAGCTACTGGTGATCCTGGACTAACTGGAGCAACTGGACCTACTGGACCAACTGGCCCCACGGGTCCAACTGGACCTTCGGGATTTTAACGATGAGAAAGCATATCAAAAATCCAACCGTGACCATTATTATGGAAACGATTGGACGCAAAACAATTGCCCATGCTGTTCGCTCATTTATTGAACAGGACTATCCTTGGGCGCGTTTGCTCATCATCAATCGCCATCCGACTCCCCTGCTTTTGCTCAATGTCCCAGAATCGCACCGACTCCGCATTGAGGTTGTAAACGAAGAGGACATTTATGTTCGTCCAGTTTATCAGCACATTGCCAATCTGAAAATGGTTCGCACCGATTGCTGGACGATCCTTGATGACGACGACTGGATTGATCCGCATCACATTACACAAATGGTTGCTGCATGGAACAACGTGAACGAGCGCAACGACTCCCCGCTTCAAGTTTGTGGGCAAAATTACACAGCCCACTACGAGGACGGAACGAAGTTAATCAAATGCAACGGATGGGCCGTGTCGCTCTTTGAACGGCTGACTCCAGCCGAATTGGATTACATCTACAAATTGTTTCCACCAGACATGCTGGTTGCATCTGATTCGTGGATTTCCACAAATAGCTATTTTGACATTCGTATTTACCATGGCACGCCGTCGTATCATTGGGATCGAATTGGTGAGGATCACGTCTCCCGCCACGAAACTTGCAATTATGATACGCCTGCCGGAAAAATGGAATCCCACCTAAACTTCTGGCGCATCAAACTTGATGCCCGCGCCAAGCCCCTGCTCCCGGTGGAGCTTTAGTTCCCCTTTTTAGCGCACTCAAACCACACCCGCCGCGCAAGGTCAGCAATGTGGCGCGGATTACGGCGGCACTGAAACAGCACCAAAAACTCTACGGCCAATGAACCGCATATGGTGCAGGTGATGGGTGTGGGTTTCAAACTGCTATGAAAAGCTGCGGAAGATTATTAAGTAGTTCTTTTTCAGATTGGTAGAAAGCATCCTGCTTTGCTTTGCGCTTGGGCCAGTCCTCTTTTTCCTTCTCAATTTCTATAAGAAGATTTTGGCGCTCCTGCTCACGTCTTTCTTTTTCTTTACCAACGCCATAAACGCTAATTTTGGAAAGATCGCGTTCAAGGGATTTCAAGAAATTGTCGCACTCTTTATAGTATGGTGGAGGACAGGTTCGTAATTCGCGTCGGAATAGTTTTCCATTATGTGAAAACACTATCCATATTTCTCCCTCGTCTTTAATGGAATACCGGACCACGCCCCAATTTTGAATACCCTCTATTTTTGGCACATTTTTTTCGGGTTTTTCTAGTTTTGGAAGCTGACGGAATACCGCCAACGTCATTTGCTTTTTGCTGACGTGTAGCGCCTGAATGGTCACGGCCATTGTGTCCAAGCTGGCTTGATTTGTTTCAATCTCAATCATCACGCCAGCCTCCAAACGCGCACAAAACCTTCTCCCGTTATCCGCCGCGTATCGCCGCCCCGATTGCGCCAATACGCCTGCACGCACAACGCCTCAGCACGATCCGCGCAGTCCAGATACATACCAACGGTCAGGGAACGGGCTGCAACGCTTAGGCGGGGTGTCCAGGCGCGTTTGGCAGGGGCTTGAGTGGGAAGTGAAGATATGCTCATGGCCAGAACATCCACTTGATTAAAGGTAAAGTCAAATATAGAGTTGGGATATGAACGAGATTTTGCAAAACTTTCAGTGGATTTCACGCGGAATTGCTGGAAAAAAATACAAAGAGCGCCTTCGGCAACGGCGTCTCCGCGAGAAACGAACCTCTGCAAAACAAGATCGAGTTCAATTTGTCATGGATTGCCGAGAAAAAGGCATGACTTTCCCGCAAATCGCCAAGGTCATGAATCGCTCAGTGAGCATCGTTACAGCCCTCAGGAATCGTGCGGTGTGGGGGAAAGTCAGCTAATTCCCGCTCCTCCCGCGTCCCCGCCACGCCTTCCTGGTTCGCTTCGGCACTGGTTGACTAGGCAATACGATCAAAACGATTTCTAGGCCCATCTGCGGCTCACTGTGACCGTCTTGCCGCCAGCGTTTCTCCCAACGGGCTCGATCCTGAATCGTCACAACCCCGTCCGGCATGTCTCGATCTACTTTGCTGATGGACTTCACCCACCTCGGCCCACCAATTGGCTTGTTCAGTTTGCCAGCTATTCGCGCCGCCCGTCGATTTTCGAGCGTAACAGGGCCGTAGGGCGGGTCAGGAAAGAGCATCAACGAATCCTTTCAGTCGAACTATCGCGCAGTTGCCGCGTCCACCAGCCCGATTCTCTCGCTCAATCAACCCCAGACCAGCCAGTCCTTTCATGGCCCGCCAGACCGCTGGACCGCTCATACAACACTTCTTGGATAGTTCCGCATTGCTCAACATCACCTCTCCACATTGATCTGCCTCTAGCGCCAGCACCAGCCAAAGCAGCCTCCACGGTGGCGTTGTAGGCTCTTTGCTGTTGAGCGCAGCGCAGGTAAACGCAATGGTTGCCTCACGGTTTTTGCGCTTTTTCATAACGGGCATTTGGCAAGCCGGGCACAACTTGTCGCCAATCACTCCTGATCCATCACATTTTTTGCAGTTCATAAGAGATAAAGGGATACCAGAAGGTAATAGTTGTCAAGCGTAAAGGGATACCAGAAGGTAATAGATCGAAAATAGCCTTAAACTATTACACACTGGTATCTATTATACAGAGAGCGTGCCCAAGAGGAATTGCATCGCGCAACATACTTGGGTAGGCTTCGCTTCGCTACGCCGTGTTACCTGCCAGTCTCGCGCTATAAAACTCGATTTTACTCGACGGAAGCTAAGAGGGGTCACGTATATCGCGCGCGCGCAACCCCCCCCCCTCCACCACCTCTCTCGCCGCCCCATAAAAAGAATGCTTACCCGGCCGCTAGCAGCGCGCTGGCTGCCATGATAGCAGCGCGCTACGCCTTAACCTTCGATCACCTGGACCGCGAACGGATCCGCAGCGAGGATGTTAATGCGGACATTCCCCCGGCTCGTGCTTGACCAGTCGCCAGCCGTGGATGCGACTTTGACCAGAGACGCGGCTTGAGGCGCGAGCAGCACGCCTTCCGACGGGCTCATGTCGGCGAGGTGCTCGAGCCCGCGCGCTGAATATCGGAGCGCCGCTGATCGCGACCGCGCGCCGTTTTCCGCGTTTACATCCGCGAGCGCTTCCGACGGTGTGCGGACAGGCTGCGGACATGCGGACAGTTGCCGGGTTGCGCCCGTAATGCTTGGCGCTGCTATCATGGCGGCTCCTGGTTGCGTCATCCACGGCCCTGCCGGATCCCGCTGGCTCCACTTCATAACGCGCTCCTCCCCTAATCCCATGCGGCGCGCCGCTTCCCTCACGCCGACGGCTTGCGCGAGTACCTTCACCGCCTCGCGATTGATTTGCGGCGCTGCTTTTTCGATTTCGTTCATGAGGTGAGACTACATGTAGTCACACAAGAAAAGCAAGGTGAGACTACACGTAGTCACAAGGCGAAAAAGGAAAATGGCAATGCGATCTTTTCTTGTACCAGCCTTGATTTGCGGGCAATCTTCACCCCGCAACGAAATATCTTTTGACGGGACTTGAAAGCCGTGGGAATCTTCTCTCATGCAAATCACCGCCGCTCTCGCCCTTGGTCTCGTCATCCTATGGATGACATATTCCACGATCACCAAATCCTAAAAACAAACAACCCATCCAAACCATGCAAACCACAAACAAACAAACCGCCCGCTTCCACCTCACGTTGAAATCGGGAAACGTGAAGACGGGACCGATTCCCGTGTCTACTTCGAGCAACTCCACTTGTCCCGACGCGTGCCCGCTGAAGTCTAAGGGTTGTTACGCCGGCGCGGGCGGACCCCTCGCGCTACATTGGCGGAAGGTGTCCGAACAAGGGCGAGGGGATGATTGGCAGACGTTCGTGAGCCGCATCAGCGGGCTCCCCTCTGGACAATTGTGGAGGCACAACCAGGCGGGCGATTTGCCTGGCGAAAATAACGCAATCGACACCGATATGCTCGCGCAATTGGTGGACGCAAACGCGGGAAAGCGCGGTTGGACGTACACTCACAAGCCCGTTGTCGGCGACGGTAACGAGGCTACGTGCAATCGCGCCGCAGTTCGGGACGCGAACGCTCGCGGTTTCACGATCAATTTGAGCGCCGACAATCTGGCGGAAGCGGATGAGTTGAAAAATGCCGATTGCGGTCCCGTCGTCGTCGTCTTGCCCGTGGGCTCCCCTCTCGCGATGACCACGCCCGCAGGACACAAGGTTATTGTCTGTCCCGCTCAGCGCCCCGGATCCGCCGCTACGTGCGCGACGTGTGGACTTTGTCAGCGTCAACGGTCCGTCATCGTGGGATTTCTCGCCCACGGCCCCCAAGCCCGCGCCGCGTCCGCCATCGCCGCAAACTAGCAAAGAGCTCCGCCACTTTCCCGGCACGGTTCAATCCCGAGCCGGGAAAAGGCGCAATTCCGCGCATCTAAATCAGAAACCAAATAAAATGCAAACCATCACCATAAAATTCCTCAAAGCACAAGTGGACCGCCTAAATCGGGAGATGAATCTCCCGCTTGTCCCATATATTCGCGAGGGCGAAAAATTCACCGCCCAAATCGGAAACTACCACCTCTCCGGCGCTTATGGAGGGTATTCACTCCACAAGATGGCGACCGATGGGGGCGGGATCTCCGACGTGTTCGGGTGCGGCCACGTCACAAAGCGCGATTTGAGCGCGCGAATCTCTGCCATGATTGCCGGAATTGACGCCGCCTTCACCCGCTAATCCGATGAAATACTTCATCCGCTTCTTCCGCGCCGCTCGAAACCGTCGCCGACACTCACAAATCCCGCTACTTGGCGAAAGCATGCGGTGCTTTAACGCTATCGGCGATGGGAAGATCCCGTGGGCGATAGTGGGCGCGCCTCGCCCGATACTCGCCCCGTGCTTCGTCCGCGACGCCCGCATCGATTGACCCGCGCCGTCTCGCCCTTGGCAGTCCAGGGGCGAGCAAGCGCGAGCCACTCCGGCCCGAGCAGAAACCAGAAACCAGAAACCACCAATGAACATCAATGACCAAATCAAATCGGCAATCAAGCGCAGCATCAGGCACAACGAAATCGTCAAGGTGGACGTGGAATGGCCGCGCGACAGCCGCAGCGCAGAGAATACGATCATCGACATCCTCGACGACATCGATGGTATAGATGAGCCGGACGCAGTGCAAGAAAATGACGGCAGCTACGACGTTTGGGGGGAACTCAACGGCGCACACTTCCGCATCCGCGTCTTCACCGCCTGAAAGGACCGCGCCACGCCGCACCCTTGGAAGGCCGAGGGTGCGGAAGGCGCGAGCCACTCCGGCCCGAGCAGAAACCAGAAACCAGAAACCAGAATCCACCTATGAAACTACAAACGAAAATCGGTGACATCGTCCAACTCATCGCGTCCACCGACGCGGCCACCAAGGCCAAGCACGATTCCGAACGGCTTGCCGTTGCCATCGGCACCAACCATCGCGAAAGCGCGATCTCTGCGCTCGACATTAGTCTCGCCAGCCGAGGGGCGGCGAGCAAAGCAGCAGCGGCATTCGCGAAGTTGCCAGGCGCCCGGCGCGACCTAGCGCTCGCGACCAAATCCAAAGCCGAGACGCTGGGCGCTCGGGCAGTGAAATTCGGGGAAAATTACTCTGGTGCGACGGATTACTCGGTCAAGTGGACGGCGTGCCCATTTCCAAAGGCGGAAACATCCACCGACAAGGGCGACCAATACTCCCGAGGATGCACCTACCGGAAAACCGACGCGTCCCACGTCGTGAGTCTCTCGCCCGAGTGGGCGGTCCTACTCGCCGAACGCGAGGATGTCGCCACACTGTCAGAGCGCGACGGGCTCCCGCTCATCGGCATCCACCAAGACGGGCGCGCCTGCTGGGTTAAAACGAAACGCCAAGCAATCACCTGCGAAACGGGCTGGATTTCCCACTTCGGCGCGACTTGCTACCACTCGACCACCTCGCAAAAGTCGGCAGAGCAGGGACTCGCGAAAAAGCTAGCGTCCCAGCGCGCTTTCTGGGCGAGCGCAGCCGAGGCGCGGAAAAACGCGGCCCAATACGCGAAAGATGAGCGCCGCGCGCGGCTGATAGCACGCCTGTGCGATGTGTCTGCAACCATAGCCGATGCCATCGCGCTAGGCTACTGCCGGCCAGGTATTGAGGCTTTCCAAAGCCAGCACCACATCGGCGACTCGGCCCCGCTAAGGGCGCTCCTTACCACTGGCAACGCCTCCGCCGTCCGTCTCGCGCTGGCTGTAGCGCGTAAAGTCCGCCGAGTGGAACCCCTCGCCGCCTAAATACACTGACGAGCCCGCGAAATTCGGGCGAAACTCCTTCGGGAGTCTGTATGCAAACCAAACCAAACCACCCCACCCCGGCACAAATGTCGGACGCGCAGCCCGTGCAGGCTGTAAGCTCCACGCCGGAGCCCGCCGTCCTTCGGCTGCTCGCCGCTCTGGAAACCATCCACGAAGCTGGTCGCATGTCGGACCAGCCCCGCGCAGTGTATTGCTCGCTCATCGCCCAGGACGCACTGAACGCAGCAAAGGGAGGGGTGCAATGACCACCACCGAACTGGCCCACGAAGCCTGTGGATACGCTGCCCACAATAAAGTCTGCCCGCTGGCAATAGTCCAGGCACTGAGGACACAAGTGGAGCGCGATGCGGAATCCTTGGATTCCGTGTGGAAACTGCTGGCGATCCTCAAGAGACTGGCCGATGCCGTCGTTGCACACCGTGAAAACTTCACCATCGCAGCACTGAACGAGCTTTGCGAAGCGGAAGACGAGGCCCGCACGGCGCTGCAAATGACGAGGGGAGGCGCAGAATGACCGCAACCATCCGCACCATCGCCCGCCAAATCACCGACTCAAAAAAGCCGTTGAACGAACGAGCGGCGTTGTGTAAATGGGCGCGCACCACAGCATGGTCGCGCCAGATCGAGGTGCTGGTGATCATCATCGCCCGCGACCAGACCATCGCCCACGCCAACCGCAACTAAACCCAACCCCGGTGCGGGTCCGATCCCCGCACCACCACCAACCAAAACCAATGACCACCACCACCGAAGCCGAAACCGAAGCCGATTGGCTGCTGGCGCTTTTCGATGCCTCGCCGCCGCCTGCACCCGCCGCGCTTACTGCACCCGCCGCGCCTCCTGCCGCCGAACGTCCAGCGTGCAGCCGTTGCAGCGGCACCGGGCGCATCCCTAATTTCTCCCACATAAAGGGAGGCGAGTGCTTCCGGTGCCGGGGAACCGGACGCGGAATCTGACAGAAAACCAAAACCAAAACCAAAACCAAAACCAATGACCACAGAAACCATCAGAACATCACACTGGGCGGACACCGCCCGCCAAACTATGGCGGAACTT